TGCGCAGTTGCTTGAGGTAGGCGGAGGCCTCGTCGACGTTGCGCTCGGCATCGACGAAGTCGGTGACCGGCAGCGCCGCCAACTGGGCGATGCTCATGGCCGCGAGGTCGGCGGGGAAGATGGTCAGGTCGCTCATGGCCGTCCTCCTCACTGGTACACGCGAGTGAAGGTCGAGTGCCGCGAAACGCGACGCTCGAAGGCTTCGATCTCGGAGATCAGGTAGGTGACGCGGGCACCGAGCTTGCAGAAAACCGGGCCGAGCTGTTCCTGCCGCCAGCGGCGCAGGGTCTTGACGGAAAGCCCCCAGCGGATGGCCAGTTCGTTTTCGTCGAGGGCGATGCGGGTGGCACCGTCCGGAAGGGGCCGGATCAGGTTCCGGCCGGATTGAATGGAAGGGACTTGGTTTTGCATGAGGAGCACTCCTTTCGTTGGGGTGCTCCTACTTTCTTGCCGCAAGGCTTGCGATATTTCGCAGCCTTCACGCAGAAATCGCGCGGAAATTACAAGGGCGTGTCCCTCACGCCATTTCGGATTCCGCTGTCTCGTCGCCAGTAGCTTGCGCGGAGCCTACACAGTCGGGTGCGCCGATGTTCAGTTCCCAAACGCGGGGTTTGGCATTGCCATCTGCGCCACGGAAATACGTCTGCCATTCCGGTGCGCCTCGGAACAATTCGGCCATCGTGCGAAATGAAACGCCCGACGCAGACTCGATCTGAGCCTTTGACCATTTGCGCCGCCCGGATGTCCAGCCATTGACGAACACCTCGACCACATCGAGCCATTCCTTCTTGGTCAGCGTCCACGGATCGGGCCACGGCCCGTGCAGCGTGCCGCTGCGTGCGTCGTCCTTGATCAAACGCGGCGTGTCGATCACGGACGCTTCGGATTGCCGACGACGAATCTCAGCGTCGACCGGCGCGAGATCAATCGACACCTTACCGTTGGCGTCCTTGGCGAGCGCGTCCAATGAGACAACGATGCCGGGCCCAAGGTAGCGGCGCGGCTGGCCCGCCGTCGTCGACAACACGATGGTGAGGCCGAGATTCGACTGCCGCAGCTTTGTGTCGAGTTTGTCTGCGTGCTTGGGCTCCCACAGCCTGGACACCAGCGCGACCGGAATGCGCTGATCGCCCATCCGGTAGTTGCCGAGCACATAGGGCTCCTCTTCGTCCACGGTCAACGGCATGTCGACCAGTTGGGGACGGAGCAGCTCGTCGAGACGCTCACGCAGGTAGCCCTTGCTGATGTCGTATCGGCAAAGGTCGCCTTCAGCCAGGTCGAAGCGTTCGCCGGTGACGTCATCAACTGCCGATGTGCTGGTGCTGTTGAAGATGACCTTCAGTCGGCGGAACCCCTGCTGGCCGTCGGCATCCTCAACGGGGACGGTGATGTAGTCGCCCGGAGCCTTCTGCTTGAGCAGACCCTTGCTCACCAGATCGGTGGCGGTCAGACCAAGCGCTGTCAGCAGGTGTCCATCCGCCTCGTGGCCTGCAAGATCGAGCAACTTCATCTCGGCTCGGAACAGAGCAAGGTCGGCACCGACCTTTGCCGGTTCGACTCGCTTCATCACGCCCAGTGAAGTCAGGATGTCTTCACCGCATTGGCGCAGGCGTGGATCAGGCAGGTTCAGCAGATTGCACGAGCCTCGGTGATCGACCGTGACGTCCAGCGCGCGCGAATCCTGCTCGCCGTCGAAACGGATCGAGAACGAGAGCTTCACCTCAATCACGGAACGGCAGCTGGACAAGGGGTTGTGATCGCCGAAATGCTTGTCGGACACGCTCCAGACGCTGTCGCTGTTCGCCATCGCAAAAGTGACGCTGTGCCGGGTATGCCCGAGGGTCACGGTGATCGACGAAATCCATGCATCCAGGATCACAGCACCCTTGGCGGTTGCGGTGCGGAGGTTGACCGAGCTTTTGAACATGCCCAGCTCATAGCTGATTGCCCCGACAGGCTGCTTCGAGAGCGGTTTGTCAAAGCCGACCGCGACGAAGCGATCCGCGAGGCGTTGCGCCGTGCCGCGCTTGTCCGAGAGCACATGCACTTTGTTCGCTGCCGGGTCGTACACCAGCGTCGCTTCCAGTGCGGGTGTGAAGACCAAGAGATCGCGGCGACGGTCCTTCATCTGCCGCAGCAGCTTCATCTTTCCGGGGTGATAGACGACCAGATAGTGCATGCGTCGCTTGGCGGCCGCATCGCCTTCGTCCATCTCGAAATGAATCAGCTCGCAGTTCTGCTTGGCCTCGTCGTCCAGCTCGAGGATTTCGCCCACGCCTTCGTGCAGCTTCTTCTCGACTTCCGGCGTCCACTGGAAGTCGCGCCCGTCGCCGTCGCGCACCGTGAACCCCAGGAACTTCTTGTGCCCGTGGAAATGGTGAGTCAGGTAGATGGTCTCGATCTGGTCGAAAACGCGGGACGCCTTGACGTGCAACCAGATCAGCCGGGTCATCGCATCCGCCGACTTGTCGAAGGTGGCGATCTCCGCGTGCTGTTCGAATTCCAGTTCCCGGTAGGCGTGCTCCAGCATTTCCTCGGTACGGAATCGGACGAGCTGGAGGAGTCGCACGGCCTCCTGATCGGCAATGGTGATGTCCTCGCGCCTAATCTTGAGGATGTGCTCGCGCAGCGCCGCGCGCGCCTGATCGTCAGGCAGGGACGCATCGATGTCGCCGAGCATGGCGAACTTGTCGACCTGCGCCAGCAGCTGGAGCGCGGTGACGGTTGCCGATTCGATCAGTTCGGCGATGTGCTTGTTGTTCTTGTGAGACTTCTGGGCCACTCGATGCTCCTTGGATTGATGCTGAGTGGCCTTCCTCTCTTCGGCACCGTCAGCGCGGTTCGACATTCACGGGATGATTCCCAACATGATCTTGGTCTTGATGCTGGACAACCAGTCCTCGCGGTACTGCAAGGCCAAGGCGTCGAGATTGACGCGACCGACGCCCGCTTTGCGGGCGAGGTCTTCCAGCGAGGTCATGCAGTTGAGCCAGCCCAGCCCATTCGATGCCACCAGGGCCGCCTTGTCGGCAGTGGTCACGACGATGACGTTGCTGGGCAGGAGCTTGCTGGCATGGAGCCAGGCGAACAGGTGCTTTTCGCCGTCGTCCAGCGTCAGGCATCCAGGCTGGCTGGTGACCAACGCCGCCAGTTCCTTGCGGGTGACGGGGTGCCGGGCGGTGAGGCCCGCGTGCAGTTCAGCGGACGCAACCGGTACATGGCGAGGATCGGTGGGATCGCCGGTCAGCGTTTCCTCGACGCATTTCTCGACGGTTTCGACGGCGAAGTGCGTAGTGATGGCTGTCCAGCACCGTGTGCGAAATGCTTCGAGGATGACGTTCGTGTCAGCGAATACGCGCACTTGAGGCATACGGTATTCACCTCAAAGCTCGAACGGAGCGGACAGGTCGTACTGGCCGAACAGCTCAGTCAACCCGCCAAGGCCAATGCCGATGGCTTTGGCGGCCTTGCGCGCCGACAGCCGTCCGTTTTCCAGCGCCTCGTGCAGCATCTTCACGAAAGACGCGGAGAACCGTTTGGGTGCGCCGGAAACGGAGGGGCGCTGCTTCTCTTGTGAGAGGCTTAACCGTGTGTCTTCACCGATCAGCTTGAGGTTGAACAGCCGCCATGCCAGCGCCACCGGCGCGACCCGCAACAGGGCTGCGACCTCGCACAGATGCGCGATGTCGTTGACGCGTTCCTTGTCGATGAGCTTGTCGAGCGAGGCACGCGGCATCAACAGCGCAGCCGCGAAACTGTTGGCCAGCTGCTCGACGCGCTTGCCCTTGGTGCGCTCCTCGAAAGAGTTCGACTCCCGGTGTTCGGGCCTCATCGCATCCCACGTCAGGGCGTGGAAGAGTTCGTGGGCGAGGTCAAAGAAGCGCCGAGCCTCGCTTTCGTTGCGGTTGATGAGGATGACACCCATCTCCTCCAGGTGGCAGGTCGCACCGGAGATCGACTTGCCGTCTGCGGTCTCGACCGTGTCGACGAACAGCACCGGAATGTCCAGTTCGCGCTCGACCTTGTCGATCAGGGTCTCGGCAGGGATGACGCCCAGGTCGAGCTCTGCGGCCAAACTTTCCGCGCGCTCCTGCGCATCCTCGTAGGACGACTGGGTGGACAGGCGCAGGGCGCGCTTGAGCACGCTGGCCCGGCTGTCGCGCTGTTCGCGCAGCCAGCGCAGCAGCCCGATCCATTGGCCAGCCTTCAGCTCGAAGCCGTCCAGGCTGTCCTCCGACACGCCGGGATCGGCACGCCAGTTGAATTGCGCTTCGCCCGCGACCGCGAAAGGGTCGATGAAGAATTCGATGTCCCGATCCAGCAGATCGGTCAGGGCGAGCATTTCCTCTGCTCGCAGCGAGCGCTTGCCGTTTTCGATGTCGGAAACCGACTGGCGGTCGTTCAGGCCGAGGCCTTCGGTGAGCTGATCCTGCGTCCAGCCCTTGGCCTCGCGCGCCGCCTTCACGCGGAAGCCGATCAGCTTGTGCGAGATCTTGTCGAGCATGGGTTGGCACCTCCGAAAACGTCATTCTACTCTTGCAACCGTAGTTGCGCAAGAAAGTCTTGCGAACGGTAGAAAGCAACGTCATTACCCTACGTTGCCATCCGCTTCGGAAGATCAGGCTCACTATCCCTGACGGTTGCAATTCCTCGGAGCCGTCATGAAAAACATCGAACTTGCATCTCCCTCGGAGATGTCCGCCAGCGCCCGTGCTGGCGAAATCGCCGCCATCCTTGCGGCCGCCATCGTCCGCACGCTCGTCGCGGACGAGCCAAAACAGAGAGAAGTTGGCCTTGGCTTCCTGCCCGACCAGCGCGTTCATCCAACCCCCTATCCACAGGAGAAGTTGTGATGAACGAGAAACAAGCATCCGTTGCCGCGCAGATCGCGGCGCTGTCCAGTCTGCCCATCGCCGAGCTGTGGCCGGTGTGGGATCGGTACTTCAGCAGCCGCCCCATCAACCCCAACCGCGCCTTCATCGAGTCGCGGATCGCCTACAAGATGCAGGAGGAGGTCTTCGGCGGTCTGGCACACAACACCCGCCAGCGCCTGGAGGCCATCGGTGCCAAGCACTCCAAGATCAAGCTGCGGGCGCGGCCGCGCGACACCAACTTCGCGCCCGGCACCGTGCTGCTGCGCGAATGGGGCGACCGCGAGCACAAGGTGGCGGTCACCGCCGACGGCCTGTTCGAGTACGAGGGCAGCACCTTCAAGAGCCTGACGGCCGTGGCCCGGCAGATCACCGGCACGCACTGGTCGGGGCCACTGTTCTTCGGCCTGACAGGCAAGGCAGGTGCGCAATGAGCGACGCCACCCAAATTGCCTCTCCCAAGGCGCGCAAACGCTGCGCCGTCTACTGCCGGGTATCGTCGGACGAGCGCCTTGACCAGGAGTTCAACTCCATCGACGCGCAGAAGGAAGCTGGCCACGCCTATGTGGCGAGCCAGCGCGCCGAGGGCTGGATTCCGGTGGCCGACGACTACGACGACCCCGGGTTCTCCGGTGGCAACACGGATCGGCCCGGCCTGAAACGCCTGATGGCGGACATCGAGCGCGGCCAGATCGACATCGTGGTGGTCTACAAGATCGACCGCCTGACGCGCAGTCTCGCCGACTTCTCCAAGATGGTCGAAGTGTTTGAGCGCCAGGGCGTGTCGTTCGTGTCGGTCACGCAGCAGTTCAACACCACCACATCGATGGGGCGGCTGATGCTCAACGTGCTGCTGTCCTTCGCCCAGTTCGAGCGCGAGGTCACCGGCGAGCGCATCCGCGACAAGATCGCCGCCAGCAAGCGCAAAGGAATGTGGATGGGTGGCGTGCCGCCGCTCGGCTTCGACGTCGAGAACCGCCTGCTGGTCATCAACGACACCGAGGCGGCGGTGGTGCGCCGCATCTTCGAGGAGATGCTGACCATCGGCTCGCCCACCCAGATTGCCGCCAACCTGACGCTGGATGGCATCACGACCAAGGCGTGGACGACACAGGACGGCCAGACGCGGGCGGGCACGCGCATCGACAAGAAGTACCTGCACAAGCTGCTGCGCAACCGCATCTACCTCGGGGAGTTGTCGCACAAGGGCAGTTGGTACCCGGGCGTGCATCAAGCCATCATCGATCCCGGGCTGTGGGGCCGGGTTCACGAAGTGCTGGCCAAGGATGGCCACACCCGGTCGGTGGAAACCAAGATCAGGTCGCGCACCGACGCCTTGCTACGGGGCCTCCTGTACGCACCCTCGGGCGAGCGGATGTACCCGACCTACTCGCGCAAGAACGGGCGCAAGTACCACTACTACGTGTCCAAGTCGGAAGCGCGGTTCGGCGCGCCGGGCAAGGGCTACGAGCGCCTGCCCGCGCCGGAGATCGAAGGGGCGGTGGTCGCCCAGATCCGCACGGTGCTGACCAGCCCGGAAACGGTGGCGTCGGTGGTGCGGCACATCCAACGCAACGGGGCCCAGATCGACGAGGCCACCACCGTGATGGCGATGGGACGGCTCAACAACGTGTGGGATCAACTGTTCCCGGTCGAGCGCCACCGCATCGCCAATCTGATGATCGAACGCATCGACCTCGTCCACGCGGGCGAGGTGCAGGGGATCAAGGTGAAGTGGCGTGATGTGGGTTGGAGCGCGCTGATCGAGGAGTTCGCCCCGGACAGCATCGGTGCCGAACTGCTGGAGGTCGAAGCCTGATGGACGAGTCGATGGAAACCTTTGTGCCCCTGACGTTTCGCCGCCGAGGCGTCCAACGCGTGGCTGCCGACGACCGGCACGTCCACGACGTGACCCTGCTCGACGGTGT